CAGAGGCTGATAAAGGTCAAAAAGGAGATAAAGGTGAAGTGGGTGATAAAGGAGAGCAAGGTGATAAAGGAATTGTAGGTGATAAAGGTATTTCTGGAGCTGAAGCAGATAAAGGTCAAAAAGGAGATAAAGGTGAAGTGGGTGATAAAGGAGAGCAAGGTGATAAAGGTGTTCAAGGAGATAAAGGTATTTCTGGAGCAGAGGCTGATAAAGGTCAAAAGGGTGATAAAGGAGATAAAGGCACAGAGGGTGATAAAGGAATTGTAGGTGATAAAGGTATTTCTGGTGCCGAAGCGGATAAGGGTCAAAAGGGTGATAAAGGAGAGCAAGGTGATAAGGGAGAACAAGGTGATAAAGGAGAGCAAGGTGATAAAGGACTTTCAGGAAGTGATGCAGAAAAAGGAGAGAAGGGTGAATCAACAGGTGCATCAGTTTTATTTGGAGCTACAGCACCAACAACAAATATAAATGCTGGTGATTTATGGTGGGATAGTGATGAAGGAGATTTGTATGTATATTATGATGATGGTACTTCATCTCAATGGGTCGCTGCCACATCACCAAATGCAACTGGTGGTTCTGGTGGTGGTAACTATGAGAGTTATATTTCATCCCTTTCTGGAAATAGTCAGGTAGAATTTACAAACATTCCAAGTTGGGCAACTAAAATTACTCTAATTGGGGAAAATGTTCTTCTTCCTGAACCTACAGGTGGCACTGGTAATAAAATTGGGGAGATACTAGAATTTGGTGGATCTAGTGGTTATCTGGGTTCACTGAGTTCAACTGCATACATGAATTTAACGTCTTTTATTAATAGAGATACCGCTAATACTGGTTCCAGTGCTGGAATCTCTGAATATGACAATTCCGCATATGCACCTTATATACTTTTAAATGCTTCATCTGTTGGTGGTGCACCTATATTGAGTCAGGTATTCTTTACTTTTGTAAAAGTTAAGGATCAAAATAAATGGGTTTATGAGGGATCGGTTGGAAATAGGAAAGGTTATCTTAACAATAATAATGAAGATTTAAAATTTTTAAATGAATTTACTGGTTCTTTCACTGCTAGTGAGGCAATTACAAAACTAAAATTTTACAGTTATGAAGGTACCACCCCGTCGTTTACATACGGACTTAATTTTACTGGTGGAACTCTTACCACAATTTATGAGGGTGAAGGTGGTAGTGGTGGTTCTGGTTCAGGCACAACCAAAGTCGCACTCATTCGACATGTAGAATCTTCAAACACTAGTGGTGGAGTAGCACCAAATACAACATCATTTAACACGAGGAAGTTAAATGATTTAAGTGATCCTAATAGTATAGGTGTAACATTAAACACTAATATCTTTTCCCTACCTGCAGGTACTTATAAAATTGATTTTACCACACCATTTTATCATACACAATTTTCTCAATCAAGATTGAAATATAGCAATCAATCGAATGTTGTTAGTGGAACATTATCTTACATTACTGGTAGCAGTCTTTATGCTGGAACTGGAACTGGAGGAGAGACAGTTGGTGAATCGAATGGACATGGTATAATTACCCTTACAGAAACAAATTATTTTATATTGGAAAGTAGAGTTTCAAACATTGATGGAACATATGATTATGGAGTACAATGTAATTACACCGATGAAGTTTATTCTCAGGTAAGAATTGAGGATCTGACAACAAGTAGTGGTAGTGGTGATAAGGGTGAGCAAGGCGATAAAGGAATTCAAGGTGATAAAGGTATTTCTGGATCTGGGGCTGATAAGGGTGAAAAAGGTGAGAGTGGTGTAACAGCAAATGTACCAGCGGTAGAAGTTAATCAAAGAACTACAACTCTACTACTTAATACCAGTTATCAGGACATACTTACTCTTAATATCACACCTTCCACAGCAAATTCAGCAATGTTAGTTAAAGTGTCAGGTGGTGGTTCTGGAGCATTAGATTTCTTTACTGTTCGTCTTAAAAGAGGCACCACTGTCTTAAAAGAATGGACAAGTAGTCAAAATGAACAAAGTCTCGACTTTGAATATCCTCGCAAGGATACTTTTACTCATGGCACTACACAAATTACCTATACATTGGAAGGAAAGAAAAATAGTAATAATTATCAAGATGATAATGTTACGATTAGTAAAAGAACTAATTTGGTCATACAAGAGATTGTTTAATATAACACATAAATAACCAAATGGCAGAATTTGATTTTCCAAGCACTAACCTCACTGATGGTGATACTCATACTCAATTTGGTATAACATTTGTATGGGATGCCACAAATGGTGCCTGGAAAAAAAATTCTGCTCCATTAACAAAGGGAGAGGAGGGTGATAAAGGAGAGCAAGGCGATAAAGGAATCCAAGGCGATAAAGGATTACCTGGCGAAGAAGCACTAAAAGGTGATCAGGGAGATAAAGGTATCCAAGGTGATGAAGGCGATAAAGGAATCCAAGGCGATAAAGGATTACCTGGCGAAGAAGCACTAAAAGGTGTTCAGGGAGATAAAGGTATACAAGGTGATAAAGGAGAGGAAGGTGATAAAGGACTTTCAGGAAGTGATGCAGAAAAAGGTGAGAAGGGTCAACCTTCTGGTGGTTTTTTTGAAATATTACCCACACATGTTGTTAATCCATCAAACAACACAACAGAAGTAGAATTTACTGGCATTCCTGCAGAAACATATGAAATTACATTAATGTTTGCTGGAGTATCTGCAACTGGAAATAATAACTTTAAGATACAATTAGGAACTGCTAGTGCTTATATTCAAACAAATTATGAATCATTAGCACAAAATGAAGGTGGTGGAGATGAACTAGAAGCAACTGATTGTTTTATAATTAGGTCTGAAGCTGATGCCCGTCAAAAGACTGGTTCTATGGTTATTAGAAGAGCATCAAACGCACACTACGTACAAACGGGTCAATTTGCAGTAAATCCAACTGAAGGAGGAAATCAAACATACGGTTCTGTAACTACAGGAAGTGCGACGGTAACTAGATTAAGAATAATATTATCTGGTACTAATACATTTGACGCTGGATCAATAAGTCTTTCATATAAGACCGATGGTGGTGGTGATAAAGGAGAGCAAGGTGATAAAGGAGTTCAAGGTGATAAAGGAGAGCAAGGTGATAAAGGTATAGCAGGTCAAGATGCTGATAAAGGTGCTCAAGGAGATAAAGGTATTCAAGGTGATAAAGGTCTACCAGGTGAAGATGCACTAAAAGGTGAACAAGGTGATAAAGGTATTTCTGGAGCTGAAGCAGATAAAGGAGAGCAAGGTGATAAAGGTATTCAAGGTGATAAAGGTCTACCAGGTGAAGATGCACTAAAAGGTGAACAAGGTGATAAAGGTATAGCAGGTCAAGATGCTGATAAAGGTGTTCAAGGAGATAAGGGTGTTCAAGGAGATAAGGGTGCTGCAGGTGAAGATGCATTAAAAGGTGAACAAGGTGACAAAGGTGTCCAAGGTGATAAGGGATTACCTGGTGATAATGCTGATAAAGGTGTACAGGGTGATAAAGGTCTACCAGGTGAAGATGCGTTGAAAGGTCAACAGGGTGATAAAGGTATTCAAGGTGATAAAGGTCTACCAGGTGATAATGCTGATAAAGGTGTACAGGGTGATAAGGGTTTACCAGGCGAAGATGCATTAAAAGGTGAATCAGGTGATAAAGGTATCCAAGGTGATAAAGGTCTACCAGGTGATAACGCTGATAAAGGTGCTCAAGGTGATAAAGGTCTACCAGGTGAAGATGCGTTGAAAGGTCAACAGGGTGATAAAGGCACTCAAGGTGATAAAGGTGTATCTGGCAGTGATGCTGAAAAAGGTGAACCAGGTGGTGCAGGTTCTTCAGTTCCTTCGGGTGGTATTATTTTATGGCATGGTGCAGTAAATTTAATTGGTTCAACTAGTGCTGGTGGAACAGGAGCTGGTTGGGTATTATGTGATGGTCAGAATGGAACTCCTGATTTAAGAAATAGATTTGTTGTAGGTGCTGGTGATTATAATAGTAATGTATATCCAAATTTGAAACCCAATGCTACACCTGGTGGTTCAGCAAATGCAACTCTAGTATCTCATGATCACTCAATAAGTTTGACGACAGGAGATGACACGCACACACACTCTTATAATAGTGCAAATCATCCTACCAGTAGTGGTCCTGAACAAAACCAGTCAGGTGGTCCCGAAGATAGAACATTATTTAATCAGGGAAAAACGACAGGAGATGACACGCACTCACACTCTGTTAGTGGCGACACTGATGCAGAAGGTACATCTGCAACAAATGCTAATCTACCACCATATTATGCATTATGTTATATTATGAAAACTTAAATAAAAAAATCAAAAATACATTGAATGATTTATAATTGACAAAATACATACATATGATATAATGAGTTATTCATAATAAGATGGACGACTTTGTATTAATAGTAGAAATTGATTTATGCTCACGCACTTTTTCATTGCTTAGTGAAAGTGGGGATATTAGAACGATAAAGTGTGATACGACAGATGAGTTTATGAGAGTGTTAAGAGTATGTGATCAATTACTTCCTCCAGAGTCAATAATTTACAAAGAATTAGTAACTCAAAAGGATAAGTAACCAAACAATGACACGACTAGGAAGCTAAATAGACCTAGTATTGTATGGTCTTGCCATCAAATTTTATAGTAGATAAAAAAGATGCCTCTTAATAAGCTAGAGAATTTCATAAAGAACGCTGAAGGACGTATACTTTATGTGAATCCAAATGATCTTGATTCAACCGATGGTATAGAAAATCAAGGAAACTCTTTAACAAAACCCTTTAAAACGATTCAAAGGGCGATGATTGAAGCTGCTAGATTTTCATATTTAAAAGGTAATGATAATGATTTTGTAGAAAGAACAACCATACTTTTATTTCCTGGTGAACATATAGTTGATAATAGACCAGGATTTGGAATTAGATCAGAGGCAGGACAGGCAAAGGCAATTAGTCCTTCTGGTGATTCATCAGGTGCAATCAATACTTTATCTTTAACTTTAGATTCTAATTTTGATTTAACACAAGAAGATAATATACTTTACAAATTTAATAGTGTTAATGGTGGGGTCGTAGTTCCAAGAGGAACCTCCATAGTAGGATTAGATTTAAGAAAGACAAAAATAAGACCAAAGTATGTTCCCAACCCAACAGATAATGATGTTAAACAGAGTGCAATATTTCGTATAACAGGTGCTTGTTATTTTTGGCAGTTCACATTTTTTGATGGAGATGAACTTGAAACGGTATACACAGATCCAGTAAATTTTGGAACATCAAATAGATCAAAACCAACCTTTTCACATCATAAATTAACTTGTTTTGAGTATGCAGATGGTGTAACAAAATTAGATCAGTTTAGTAATTTAACAGATTTGGATATTTACTATAGTAAATTATCAAATGCATATAACAAGGCATCTGCAAATAGAGAGATTACACAGAAATATCCTTCATCACCAAAAGGTTTTGCACCACAAAGACCTGAATTTGAAATTGTTGGTGCTTTTGCCACAGACCCTTTGAACATAACAAAGATTGAGTCTGGAGATGGAGCAACACCAGGACAACAAGTTTTTGTTACTACAGCGGTGCCTCACAATTTAACTGGAGGTACACCCATCAAGATAAGAGGAGTCAACGTTGCTGACTATAATATTTCAACAAAAGTATCAAGTGTTGTTAACGATACGAAGTTTATATATCTTCTACCATTTGTTAGAGGTAATCTACCTGCTGGTGAATCTGGTGGATTAAGTTCAGCAAATGCACAAGTTCTTGTTGAAACTGATACAGTATCAGGTGCATCTCCATATATCTTCAACATATCAATGCGTTCCGTATTTGGTATGCAAGGAATGCATGCAGATGGTAAGAAGGCAACTGGATTTAAATCTATGGTTGTTGCTCAATTTACTGCTGTTTCATTACAGAAGGATGATAGAGCATTCGTAAAGTATGATAAAACAAATCGTAGATATAGTGGAATACAGTTTGTTAAATCGACAGGTGAACTCCTATCATCTGGGGCTGCTTCAACAAATCCAGAAACTGCATATCATTTAGATCAGGAAGCAAATTACAGGAAAGGATTCCGCACAACTCATGTTAAAGTAAGTAATGATGCAGTCGTACAGATTGTATCTGTTTTTGCGATAGGTTTCCATTCTCATTTTAATATGATAAATGGTGCTGACGCATCAATCACCAACTCTAACTCCAACTTTGGTACTTTTGCACTGGCTGCTGAAGGATTTAAAAAAGAAGCATTTGCAAAAGATGATAAAGGATTCGTAACATCAATTATTACTCCTCGCTCAGTCGTTACTGAAGAGCAAAATATTGAATATTTACAAATTGATACAACTACAACAACTACGAATCAACGAATTTACTTCTTAGGGCAAACAATTGAAACTGACCCACCATCACATTTCGCTCAAGGTTATCGAATTGGTGCAAGGTTTAATGATAAATTATATATTGACAAGGGTGCATCTACCTTCCAAGCTACTATTGTAATGGCAAAGGGTGCAACAGGAAGCACTACAGGCACATCATTTACGTCAGAGAAACAATACAAAGGTGTTCATAGTTCTCCCACTGCCTCAAAAAAATCATCATATAAACTCACACAAAATCACGAGTTAGAGACTGGAGAAACTGTAAGAATCATATCTGATTCAGGTAATTTACCAGAAAATATTGACCCACATAGAGTTTATTATGCAATCACAACGACAGTTGCACCTGAATTAGCCTCAGATGAACTTAAATTAGCATCTTCTTTTGCAAACTCACAAAATGGAGTATTCATTAATTCAATTTCTAATTTAGATGAGTTCAATATTATCAGTAGAGTCTCTGATAAGAAACCAAATGATGCAGGTCATCCAATTCAGTATGATGGTACACAATGGTTTGTTCACACTTTAGCGGGTGCTACTAATACAATTCATGATGGTTCTTCAATCTATGCTGGTGCAACTGATGATGATATAAGTTATATCTTAAGAAGAGAAGATAATCGTGGTTTAGATGATAAAATTTATAAGTTACGTTATGTTGTACCTAAAGAATTAACCAATGGTAAGGATCCAAGTGATGGGTTTGTGCTTCAAGATTCAAGTTCCACAAATGTATCCTCAGATAGTGATTTTACAAAAAACGAGATAAGTGGTAGTAATTTTGATTTTGAACGTAATACTAGATTTATTTCAGTCGCTTCATTTGTAAGTGGACCACCAGCAAGAATCACCATAAGAACTGATAAACCACATAACTTAAATGTTGGTGAACAAGTTATTATAAAAAACATTAAATGTGATAATAATCCAAATGGATTAGATGACATATCATTTAATGGAACATTTATTGTCACTGATGTAGAGAATAGTAAAGAATTTAAATATTCAAATATTGATGTTGAGGGAGTCAATCATTCACCTGGTAATTTTATTAACAATACAGCGATTAGAAATAATCAATTACCTAGATTTGATAGAAATGATAACAAAGAAAATCTATTCATATACAGATCAACTGTTATCACACCCTACATTGAAAATGTACAAGATGGTATCTATCACTTGTTTGTATTAAATGCAAACAATGCGATGAATGATCCATCTAATGAATTTACTAATGATAAATTCAATCAAAATATTGTTAACTTATATCCTGAATATGATCGTGACAATATAAATGATAATCCTCCTGAAGCATCTTCATTTGCAAAGAATTTTCCTATTGGTGAAGTTGTAAGTAATGACCTTAAGAAAAGTGTTACGAGAGAATCAACTAATAATTTCTTAAGTGGTTTCGATGTTAGTAACACAATTCAAGATATAACTGATTCGGGTTCAACTGCAACTCTTTCTCTCAGTAAAGAGCATGGATTGAATGCCTTAAAATTTATATTTCCAGGTAGTTTAAGTGGTGGTACTGGACATATTCCATCATCTGGTCAAGCAACCTATCATAATGTAAAATTATTGAATAATACAAATACTGCATCAAATGCAAACTGGGATGGTGCTACAGCAGATGTAACAGTACAAAATGGTGTTGCTATCGCTGCAACAATGTCTAGTGGTGGTTCGGGTTACACCGCAGGAGAGCAATTATATTTTGATAGTTCTGATGTATCAACTGGTGGTATTGGTGGTGGTTCTGCAAGTGCTTTTGTTGAATTAACATTAAGTGGAAGTGCGACTTCTGCTGGTATATCAACTGCCGATGGTAATTATGTACAAGTTACAGGTATAACAACTGGTACAGATTCATATCATCGAATTAGTAGTGCAGCAGTCAAAGACCAAATAGTAATTCATAAACATTCAAGTGATAATATATTAATTGGTCAACAAGTTGTTGACATGGGACCTTGGTCAAGTGTAACGTCTAGTGGATTTTCATATAATTCAAGTACAAAAATATTAACAATCATATCTAATTCTGCCACAGGATTATTAGTAGGTAACAGTTTTAGATTGCTCACCGCATCAGATCAAAATATAGGCGATTTCGTTGTTAAATCACATGCAAGCGTTGTTAGTGGTAATCAATTAAAAGAAACAATAACCGCATCATCACCAACTAATCCATTCTCTTCTCTAACTCCAGTTTATATCTTAAAACATGGATTATCTGCACATAATGCTGCTTCTGGAGTCGGTGAGGAAAATATTGGTGTAAGAGGTTTATCAATTTATGATAATGATTATTTCTTGGTAAATGAAAATCTTAGTAAAGTAGATAGTCTTGTTAAAGTTCTTTTACCCAATGGTAATGCAGTCGGGGAAAATATATTACATCGTTTCCCAATAGGCTCTTACTTGCAGGTTGATGAAGAGATTATGCGTGTGTCAAAAAGCACTCTTGGTTCCAATCTTCAATTACAAGTAATACGTGGTGTGTTAGGTAGTAGAACAGATGAACATAAACAATTTTCACATATCAGGAAAATAAAACCACTTCCAATTGAATTTAGAAGACCATCTATATTAAGAGCGTCTGGTCACACCTTTGAATATGTTGGTTATGGTCCAGGTAACTACTCAACTGCACTGCCACAACTTCAAAACAGAACACTATCTGAGAGAGAGGAGTTCTTATCGCAAGCACAAGAAACTTCTTGTGGTAACGTAGTTTATACTGGTATGAATGATAAAGGTGACTTCTATATTGGAAACACCAAGATTGCATCAGCTAGTGGGCAACAAACGACATTTGATATTCCTGTACCTACAATTACAGGTGAAGATCCAAATCGTTTAAGTATAGTTGCTGATGAGGTCATTGTTAAGGAGAGGCTACTTGTTGAGGGTGGAACATCTAAGAATATTTTATCACAATTAGATGGTCCTGTAACATTCAATGGCACTATAAGAGCTAATGATAATATCAATGTTGTTGCTAACGGAATCTTCAGTAAGAATGAAAATTCTACCAGTGCAGCAACGGGTGCTGTAAGAGTCACTCAAGGTGGATTAGGTGTTGCACAAAATGTATTCATTGGTGGTAATTTGTTAGGTGATGGGCAAACAAATTTATCAAACTTCAATAATATTAATGCTACTTCATTCACAGGTGATGGTCAAAATTTAACAAATACCAAACCAGACATATCTGCAGCATCAGGAGATCAAAGTGTCCTTCTAACAGGTCAAGCAACTGGTGTTCAACTGACTGACGTAGCAGTTCATTCTAGCACCTTAAAATATAATCCTTCCACTGGTGGTGGTACATTAACAGCACCAAACTTTAATGGAAATGTATCTGGAAATGTAACAGGTAATGCTGATAGTGCCTCAACTGCTGCTAATTTAAGTTTCGGTTCTGCTAATCAAGTTGTATTTAAGAATAGTTCAAATAATGGTGCAACATCTGGTAACTTCACATTTTCACAGACTGGCGGTCAAAGTTTACTATCTGGAACAAATTTAGAAATTAAATTGAGGGATAATAAGAGATTATACTTAGGGAATAGTGATGATTTACAAATATATCATAATCAAGAATCTGGAACTGGTTTTGTGGATAGTTGGGTTCGAGATATGGGAGCAGGTAATTTAAATCTTGATACTAGTAATGGTGGAGAGGTTAGAATATTAAGTGGTGGTAGTATTGATAGTGGAAAGATGGCACTGTTTAAAAAAGATGGTGCAGTAGAATTATATCATAATAATGTAATGAAATTTGAAACCAAAAACGATGGTGTGAAGATTACTGGAAAATTAGAGGCAACTGATGATTTAGTTGCTTTCTCAGGTTCTGATAGAAATTTAAAAGACAATATAGTCGCTATTCCAAATGCCCTTGATAAAATTAATGCAATCAGTGGTTATACATTTACTTGGAAGGCATCGACTGGATATGATTATCTTGATAATAATCAAGACATTGGTGTAATCGCACAAGAGGTTGAGGCACTTGGGTTATCTGGTATTACAAAGACAAGAGAAGATGGAACAAAGGCAGTTCGGTATGATAGATTGATTCCAATCCTTATTCAGGCAGTTAAAGAACTTTCTGCGAAAGTTACTGCACTTGAGGGTTCATAAATAACTAAAAAAATAACTGATGGCGAATATTAAGAAAAGTTTCAATTTTAGAAATGGTGTTCAGGTTGATGAAGACAATCTGTTAGTAACCTCAACTGGACTGGTTGCTATAGGAAAAACTGTTCCTACTGAAGCACTTGATATTGAGGGAAATTTAATTGTATCAGGTATATCGAGTTTCGCCAATGCACAATCAGGTGTATTGACAGTTACAACTCTAAACCATACAGAGATCATTGGTGCTGGTATTAGTATAAAGAGTGGCATAATTTCAGATACAGGTGGAGGAGGAATAGTAACATTCTTCGGTGATGGTCAATATTTACAAAACCTTCCAACTACACAATTTGTGAGTTCTCCCACAGGAATTGCTCTTACAGATAAAAATTGTGGTATTGGAACAACAAACGCCACTAGCACATTTCAAGTCGGTGGTTTTCCACCTTCACAACAAGGTGTAGGTATAAGCTCTGTTGGTAACATTCATGCATCTGGTATTATAACTGCATCTTCATTTGTTGGTTCGTTTAGTGGAAATGTGACAACTGCAACTCTAGCTGATGAAGCAGTAAAATTACAAACACCTAGAAATATAGGTGGTCTGCCATTTGATGGCACTGCAAACATAGATTTACCTGGTGTTAATATTCCTGGTAATCAAAATACATCTGGAAACGCAAGTGGTTTACAGAATATTCCAAATATAACAGTAACGAATGTTTCTACTCTTGGGAACAGTTCTGTTTCAGGTAATCTTGATGTAAGTGGAAACACAACTCTTGGTAATTCGATCTCAGATAATTTAACAGTTACTGGAACAGCCACATTTAATCATACAATAGTAGGCACATCTGGTGAGAATAAGATACCATCTTTATATGCTAATATGGGTGCTCTACCTAATCCTAGTACTTATCATGGTATGTTCGCACACGTTCATTCTACTGGTAGAGGATATTTTTCACACGCTGGTAATTGGTATGAATTGGTTAATAAAGAATTAAATGGAACAGTTGGTACAGGTACTGAAACATATGACGTTGGAAATATTGATTCATCAGGCACAATAACTGCATCAACAAGACTTAGCGTTGGTACAGCGAGTCCTTCAAATGATATTCACTTAAGAAAAACAGGAGACACTGAGTTACAAATAACAAGTGATACTGGTGTAGCAGGTGTGACAGTTGGACGAGAATCTGGTACAAATAACACCAATAACGCTGAAATGAGATATGGTGGAGGAGTAGGTGCTCAGTATAGTTCAGATCAATCATTTGATTTAATAAATTATGGCACAGGTAATTTTAATTATCATTTAAGTGCTCATAATCCAGGTGGAGTTAACCCAGATGGTGCTTTCCATTGGCACAAAGGGTTTAATACTAGATTGATGACTCTTACAAACACAGGTCGTCTTGGAATAGGTGAAACTCAACCTACTACTACTTTATATGTTTCTGGAGTATCAACAGTTACAAATGCGTCATTTGTTGGTGGAACATTATCTGTTGCTGGTAGTGGTTTTATTGAAGGTAGTTTGACTGTAGGGGGGTCTCTTAATGGTAATGTTATTGGAAATGTACAGGGAGATGTAACTGGTAATTTAATTGGAAATGTATATGCCAATACTGGGGTTTCAACATTCACCAGAATAGGAATTAATACAGATGCTGCTGTACAAAACTTAGGAATTGATGGTACAGTGGATACCACTGCTGGTTTCTTTGCTCTTGGTGTTGGAACAAAAAGTCCTGACTCTGCTGTAGATTTTGCAACTGCTGGTGAATTAAACAATAGGTATATGATACCTCCCTCTGTAACAACAAGTGAGAGAGATAATGACATATCGTCTCCTGAAAACGGTGCATTAATATTCAATAAAAGCACAAATAAATTAGAACTTTATAGCGGTGGCACTTGGACAGCATTGGAAGCAAATAGTGGTGGAGGAGAAGTAAACCAGAACGCATTTTCTAATATTGCTGTTAGTGGTCAAGGCACAGTACAGGCAGACGCAAAAACAGATACATTTACTCTTATTGCTGGTTCTAATATAACCATCACAACAGATGATTCTACCGATGAAATCACAATCAACTCCACTGGTGGAGGAGGTGGTGGTGGTAGCAGTCTTCAATCAAGAACCACTTCTAGTGCTACCACAGGTTCTTTATCATCAGGCACTGCATCTAATTTAAATATGTCAACTGCCAAAACTTATGTTTTACATAAAATACAAACTAATTATGCTGCATGGGTGACAGTATATACTGATGTTAATTCAAGAGCGAATGATGCAAATAGAACAGAGACAACAGACCCAACACCAGGTTCTGGAGTGATAGCAGAGGTCATTACAAGTGGTGCTACAACACAAATATTAACACCAGGTGTGATTGGATGGAATGATGATGTAAATCCTTCTACAAATACTTATCTCAAAGTTGTTAATAAAGAAAGTAATTCATATCCAATTACAGTTACATTACATTACCTTAAGTTGGAGGATTAATGAAAGAATATATTATCACTTGTAAGAATCACGAAGATCTTCAAAGTTTATATGATGATTTGGAGACACCAGGTGGTAATCTTCATATTCCTGACAGGGAAGTAGAATTAGTTCAAAGAAGAACTATAAGTCGAAATACACATTATATGCTTACCGAAGCAGAAGCCAATGAGATAAGTCAAGATAGTAGAGTGCTTGCTTGTGAATTGAATCCATCAGATCAAGGTATTGAATTTGATTATCATTGGACACAAACTGGCGATTTTGAGAAGACAACAGGAACTCTTCAATCTGATGATAAAAACTGGGGTTTATATAGAGTAATAAAAGGAGATTCTGTATCAAATTGGGGAACCGATGGCACTACAGAAATATCTAATCAAACTATCAGCACAACTGCTTCGGGAAGAAATGTAGATGTCATAATTGCTGATGGTCATGTAAATCCAGATCATCCTGAGTTTACTGTCAATCCTGATGGCACTGGTGGTAGTAGAGTAAATC